AAAGCAGGATATCGGCAACCTGCACCTCAAACGAAGGACCACCCGTGGTGGTCAATACGGTTGGAGAATATTTCGGAAGCCGGTTCAACCAGTTCAGCCTGCCGATCTACGCTCTCAACGCCGGCGGCGGGTGCATGTCGGACTTCTATTACAGTTTCACTTTCCCTGAAAAAGCAAAGACGGTGCACGACAATATCCTGCAGCGCACCGGCAAGGATCTGAAGGTTATTACCGAATCCGGACCCAAGCGGGAATTCGAGGACGACGGCTGGATCACGGACTATGGCACTTACACCAAATATACCTGCAGCATGATAGGCTACGGCTGATAGGCGGCGCCCGGCCAATGCCATTTGCCCGAAGCGATTCTGGGAGGAGCAAACTTGGGGCACCGTCTCACTCTCTCGCTAGGTCAGAGATGTGGAAAACGGTCGCGGCAGTTAAGTTCCTCGCGCCGGCGGGTTTGGGGCGGGGTCTTCTGTTCGCGTCGTCACGGTGAAGGTTTAGCGCCACTTCATCCCAACAACCATCCGCACGCTAGCCCTAACCCAACTCAAGAGGTTGGTTCATGGCTACTGTCGTCTCTATCTGCAATCTCGCCCTTTCCAATATCGGCAAGGACAATATCAACGATCTCACCGAAAAGAGCGCCGAGGCGCGCGCCTGCAATCAGTTCTATGCGCAGACCCGCGATGTGCTCTTACAATCCTTCCCCTGGCAGGTGGCGGGCAAGACGGTGGCGCTGGGCGCGCTCGACAATGACAAGCCGGGTGTGTGGCGCCATTCCTATGCGCGGCCGGCCGATTGCCTGCAGATCCGCTGGATCAGGCCGCGTTACTCCGGTGATGAGAGCGCCCCGCCGGAAGCACTGAAGCCCGATCTCGATGAGGCCGGGCGCGAGATGCAATATGCTTATGCGCTCGAGGGCGACCGGCTCTATTGCGATCTCTCGCCGGCGCTGCTGCGTTATACCTGCCGCCTGACCGACCCGACGAAATATTCGCCGCTCTTCATCGAGGCGCTCGCCTGGCATCTGGCCGTCAGGCTTGCCATGCCGCTGACGCGCGACCCGAAGATCCGCGCCGATGCGATGGCGCTGGCGCAAAACAGCCAGCGGGCGGCCGAGCAGGCAGAGGCCAATCAGGTGAGGCACACGAGCGAGAATTTCGTGAGCGAACTGATTGCGGTGCGCGCCCATGGCTGATTTTCGCGCCTACCAACCCTCCTTCACCGCAGGCGAACTCTCGCCGGCCCTCGGCGCCCGCGTCGATCTCACCAAATATCAGAGCGGCCTGCGCACGGCGCTGAATGTCTTCGTGCACCCGCATGGCGGCGTGTCCAATCGGGCCGGGCTGGAATTCGTCCACGAGGTGAAGGACAGCGCCAAGCGGGCGCGGCTGATCCGCTTCCAGTTCAACACCGAGCAGACCTATATCCTCGAATTCGGCGACCACTATATCCGCATCTTCCGCGATGGCGGGCTGGTGCTGTCGGGCTCCGCCCCTTACGAGGTAGCGACCGCCTATACGGCAGCAGACGTGCAGGACCTCGTCTTCGTGCAGGAAGCCGACGTGCTCTACCTCTGCCACGTCAATCATCCCGTGCGCAAACTCGGGCGGCTGGCCGACAATAACTGGACGCTGACGACGGTCCAATTCAAGCCGCTGATCAACCCGCCGGCGGGTACGCCCTCCGTCACCAAGCCCGGCGATACATCAGGCAAACCGGGTTATGTGGCAACCACATATCGCTACTGCGTTTCCGCCGTTGCCGACAGCGGCGAGGAAAGCCTGCCGTCGAATGCCGGCGCCACCGTCAACGACCTCGCCATCCAGGGCGGCATCAATCGCGTGACCTGGGCGGCGGTGTCGGGTGCGGCACGCTACATCGTCTACCGCGACGACAACGGCATTTTCGGCTATGTCGGCGGCACGACGGGTCTGAGCTTCGATGACGAGAACATCACGCCCGATCTCTCCGACACGCCGCAGAGCGGCCGCAACCCCTTCAATGCGGCGGGCAATTATCCGCGCTGCGTGACCTTCATCGAGCAGCGGCTTGCCTTCGCTTCGACGCTGAACGATCCGCAGGCCGTCTGGCTCAGCCAATCCGCCAATTACGAGAATTTCGGCGTCTCCTCGCCCGCCAAGGCAAGTGACGCCGTGACCTTCCGCATCCGCGCCCGGCAGGTGAACGAGATCCGCTCGATGATTTCGGTGCGCGGGTTGCTGCTGCTGACATCAGGTTCCGAATGGATCGTCACCGGCGGCTCGACCTCCGATGCGATTTCGCCCTCCGCCATCAAGCTCGATAACCAGGGTTATCGTGGTGCCGCCAAGGTGCAGCCGATCGTCGTCGGCAATACCGTGCTTTTTGCCCAGCGCCTTGGCGGCGTGGTGCGCGATTTCTCCTATGACTATACGCAGGATAGTTATGTCGGGAAGGATCTGACCATCCTTGCCCGCCATCTCTTCAAAGGCCGCGAGATATCAGCCTGGGATTATGCGCAGGCGCCGGATTCCGTCGTCTGGGTCGTGCTCGATGACGGGGCGCTGGTCTCGCTCACCTACATGAAGGAGCAGGATGTCTGGGCCTGGACCCGCCATGAAAGCGGCCCCGGCAACGACGCCTTCTTCGAGGATGTGACCGTGATCGAGGAGGACGGCGAGGACGTGCCCTATTTCATCGTCCGTCGCACGATCAATGGCACACACAAGCGCTATATCGAGCGGCTGCACAGCCGCGCCTTCGAGGATGTTCAGGACGCCTTCTTCGTCGATTGCGGGCTCACCTATTCCGGCCCGCCGGCCACCACGCTGAGCGGGCTTTCCCATCTCGAAGGGCAATCACTCGTGGCGCTGGCCGATGGCAATGTCGTGCGCAATCTTACCGTCACTGGTGGCAGCGTGCGGCTGCAGAACGCCGCTTCGAAAATCCATATCGGTCTGCCGGTGACGGCGGCAATCGAAACGCTCGATCTCGATGTCGGCCAGGTGCAGGGCCTCGGCACCGTGCAGGGCCGATCGAAATCCATCTCCGAAGTGACCTTCCGAGTGGAAAACACCCGCGGCATCTTCACCGGCCCTGAAGACGGCGAGCGCGACGACGGCACGCTGGTGGAATACAAGCAGCGCCGCAACGAAAACTGGAACGAGGCAATCAGCCTCTATACCGGCGATCTAACCATCACCCCCTATTGGGACTGGAGCACAAACGGCGCCATGTGGGTGAAGCAGTTCGACCCGCTGCCGATGACCATTCTCTCCATCATGCCGGATGTCACCCTTGGCCGCTGAGATCGCCATTATCCCGGCGCGGCCGACTCATATCCGGCAGATTGCCGCGCGCATGAGGGCAGCCGACCGCGACGAGGTTTTTGCCGCCTCCGGCCGCTCCCCGCTTTCGGCCCTTTCCTTCTCCTACCGCCACTCCTCGCTTGCCTGGACGGCCCTCTTCGATGGCCGACCGGAGGTGATGTGGGGTGTCGGCGATATCAACATCCTCACCGGCATCGGTGCGCCCTGGTTGCTCGGCACGGATGCTGTGGAGAAGAATTTCCGCGGCTTCCTGCGGATCTCCAGGGATTGGCCGGCTCAACTGTTGAGCCGCTATGGCTTGCTCCGAAACTTCGTGGATGCGCGCAATACGATCTCGCTGCGCTGGCTCGAATGGCTGGGTTTTCGGCTATTCGAACCGGTGGAGATCAACGGCCATCCATTCCGTCTGTTCGAAATGGGAGAAGCGGATGTGTGATCTTGGTCTCGCGCTGACATTGGGCTCGACGCTTCTGGGTGCTGCCGGCCAGGTGCAGCAGGCTAAGGCGACCAGCGAAGCGAACAAATACAATGCCCAGGTCGCCGAAATGAACGCGCAGATCGCCGACAAGCAGGCGAAGGACGCGATCGAGCGCGGCAAGCAGGAAGAGCAGCAGAAGCGCCTGCAGACATCGCAGCTCGAAGGACGCCAGAAAGCCGCGATCGCCGCAAACGGCATCGACCTCTCCTTCGGCTCGCCACTGGATACGATCGTCGATACCGCCAAGATGGGCGAGATCGATGCGCTGAATGTGCGCACCAATGCCTATCGCGAAGCCTATGGCTACAAGGTGCAGGGCACCAACCAGCTGGCGAGCGCCAAACTCGACCGCATGCGCGCCGACGCCGCCGTCAAGGGTGGCTATCTGGATGACATCGGCACGATCCTCGGCGGCACGGGCAAAGTTTATACTCAGGCCAAGGGCTTGGGTTAGTAAGCAATTCCAGCAAACTGTGCCGCAGCTTTGCGTCCGAAATTGCAGGAAACAAAAAATTGAGGTTCTGAATGCCGACCGTTCCCACCTATCAGGACACCCAGCAGCATGTCGCGCTTCGCCCCGAATATACCGAGGGTTTGGCGGCCAGTGCTGACGCCGATGCCTTCGGCGCCGCGATCGGCCTTGGCATACAGAATGCAGCAACCGGCCTCGGCACGCTGGCCGATGCCGTAGCGAAAGTCGAGCAGCTGGACAATGCCAACGCCGCCAAGGATCGCCAAACGAAATTCGGCGACTGGTCGCGCGAAGCGCTTCATGGCAACGGCGGCTCCTGACGCTGACCGGCCGCGCCGGCGTGGAAGGCCGCGCCACCTTCGAAAAGCTTGCCGAGCAGAAGCGCGCTGAATTCGGCAAGGGCCTGACGCCGGGTGCCGTCCGCGCCTATGACGAGGCAGCGATCAAGGCGCCTGCTGTCACGGCCGCGAACCGGGCCATCTGCCCGGTGAGGAGGCAAGACCGTCTCGCGGTTCGACGTGGATTGGCTAGGTCAGGCTGACAACCTTCCTGAGCCTATGGTTCAGGAAACCAAAGGTACAATCACATGACCATTTCGAGCGAGATAAACCGATCCGGCCCCTATAATGGGGACGGCATCGCAACGGCTTTCGAATACAAGTTCAAAATCCTGGAGCCCCGTCATCTGCAGGTGATCCGGACGGATGCATCTGGCACGGATTCAATCCTGGTGCTCGACGCCGACTACACCGTGACCGGCATCGGCAACGACGGCGGCGGAAGCGCGGTTATCGTCCCCGCCCCGGCCGACGGCACCAAGATAACTTTGCTGCTGGACGTGCCCTTCACCCAGGAAACAGACCTGGAAAATCAGGGAGCCTATTATGCGGAGACTGTCGAGCAGGCGCTTGACCTCGTTGTGATGCGGCTCCAACAGCTCAAGGAAAGAGCGGCCCGCGCAGTCACCATTCCGCCGTCTTTCGATTCGGCAACGATCGACAAGCTGATTGCAGACGTTTTGACGCTCAGCGACAAAGGCGATGCGCTGGAGGCCGTTGCCGCCGTCTCGCAATATCTGGAGATCGTGGCTGATATTGCTGATGACATTCCTGATGTTGCCAGCCTGACGCAGACTGCACAGCAGAAGGCTGCGGAAGCCGCTCAGTCGGCAACGAGCGCAAATGCCAGCGCCAGCCTCGCGACCGCCTATGCAACGAAGCCGGAAGATATTGCGATTCCTGGTTCGGGCGGGCTGTTTTCCGCCTTCCATTGGTATCGGAAGACGCTGGCGATCTACAATGACGTCGCCAATACCCTGGCCGGCTGGCTTCACGGCGCGGCGGCAAAGACCGACATCGTGGATGGCGACGAGTTCGCCATTGCCGACAGCGCGACGGGCTGGGGCCTGAAAAAGGTTCTCGCGGGCAGCATTGTCAAATATGTGGCGTCGGCACTCGGGCTGGATTTCATGGTCGGCTTCATCCCGGCCTGGGTAAGCGCCACGTCCATCACGATCGGCCTCGGCGTCGGCTTCTTCGGCGGCAAGCGGCATGTCACAACTGTCGATACCACGCGGCAGCTTTCGGCCACCTTTGGCACGGGCACGGGTCTCCTTGATACCGGCGTGGTGCAGGCCTCCAAGACCTATTTCATTTACGCTATCAGCAAGATGACGACTGGCGAGACTGACTTTGTGGCGTCTCTCAGCGCTGCCGAAGGAGGCGTCTCTCCGACCAACCTGACCGGCTGGGAGTTGCTCCCCGGTAGTCGTGTGGGCATCCTGTTGACCAACGCCAGCGCTCAAATCTACCGATTCAAGCAGACCGGGAACTTCGTCCAGACAATCGCATCGACTGAGATCAATACCTCGGGTGCGTTCACAAACGACAATATGAGGTTCGCCTTCTGGCCTGTCGGAGTTCCGGTCCTAGGGCGGGCAAACAGCAATATCGTGGCCAACAGCACCAACGGCGTTATTACCCTCAAAGGTGGTGTTGCGACAGCGGCTGACGCGGTGGGCGAAAACGAGCTACTTGTCCAAGCCAACAACGGGACTGGCACCATCGCTATCGGCGACACATGGGATATCCGCACCCGAGCTGATGGGACCTTTCGCCTTGCGGGATCCAGCCCGGGCGGCCTCATCAACATCAGCATTTCTTCGTCCGGATGGACTGACTACACTTGTAAGAGGCTATGGGGATGACAACAGTTTACGTTGACCAGGATACTGACGGGAATATCAGGGGGATCTATGCCCGCGACCAGATTGGGCTTTCGCTCGTCCCTCATGACGACCAAGAGCCCGCCATCGCCAAATTCCTCCGCGACCCCCTCGGCCTCGAAGACGCCTTCCCACCCCTCAAGAAATGGCAGCTCTGGCTCGCCGCACTCGAACTCGAACCGCCGGTTTTCAAGGTCGATGTCCTTTCCCTCGTCAACGGCATGGCTGACATGTCATTGAAGGACAAGGAAACCGTGCGCATCATGATCGAGGACGCCCAAGAATATTCCCGCAAAGATCCCCGCATCGATCTGCTCGCGGTGGCCATGGGCATTCCGCCGAACCAGATGGACGATCTCTGGAAGTGGGCGGCCCAGATCGAGCCTTGATGATGTGAGCTGTCGTAAAATAGCTGGTGGGGACCAGCCAATCCGGCCGGCCCCGCTCGCCAATGACCTTATTGCGGCAGCGGCTTGCCCGTCTGCTCGGCCATCATATATTCCGCATACCAGTCCGGCCAGTTCTCATCATGCTTGCCGCCATTGCGCTTCTCATGCTCGCCATGCGCCGTGGCCGCGCGGCTGAGCGCTGTGGCAAGGTCTTTCGCCGTGCCGAAGGCGGCAAGGTCGGAGGTGATCCGGCCCGGCAGCCGGGCGGTGATTTCCTGGAAGAGCCAGCCGTTGCCGTCGGGGTCGCTGAAGGAAGCGAAGGAGCGGTAGCTGCCGCGATCAGGATCCGGGCCGCTGACCCGGCGCCGGCCGAAGAGATAGGGCATGTCGGGCCCGCTATAGACCTCTCCCTCGGGATGAAAGGCCTCGCTGACCTCCACACCGCGCTCCCGCAACTCTTTGCGGGTCGCCTCGATATCGGAGACGATGAGATAGAGCCCCTGCGCGGAGCCCGGTGCCGCCGGTGTCACGTTTTTCCCGAAGATGACCGAAGCGTTCGAGCCCGGCGGGGTGAACTGGATCACCCGGTAATTGTCACCAGAGGAATAATCGGCATCGAGGCGCCAGCCGAGCCCGCCGTAAAAGGCCTTGGCCCGGTCGACATCCGACACGGGCACGACGATGATTTCCAGCTTCATCTCAGTGGTCCCGTTGCCGGGCATCATGCTTGCGTCGCTCATGATCTTCTCCATCATTGAGAATGATGGCGATGCGGCGAATGCATCGCCCGCACCCACTCTACCACGTTGCGGGCCAATGATCTCTGCTCACGCCTCCCGCGGCATCGCCTTGACGAAATCGATGAAGGCGCGCAGCGGCGCCGGCACCAGCCGGCGGCCGGGATAATAGAGGAAGGGGCCGGAAAAGCTCTCCCACCAGGGCTCCAGCACCGGTTCCAGCGCGCCGCTTGCAAAATAGGGTTTCAGCCAGTCCTCGAAGGTGAAGACGACGCCAGTTCCGGCAACCGCCGCGTCGACGGCGAGATCCGTGCCGCCGCCATTCTGGACGATCAGCGGGCTCGGCGGATCGACCCTGACGATCTCGCCGTCGCGCTCGAACTCCCAGACCGGGATGGCGCGGCCGGCAAAACGCCCGCGGATACAGGCATGTCGAAGCAGATCCCGCGGATGCTCCGGCCGGCCGTGTTCTGCGAGATAAGCGGATGAAGCGCCGCCGGCATAACGCTGGACGCGCGGGCCGATCGGCACCGCAATCATGTCCTGTTCCAGCCGCTCGTCATAGCGGATGCCGGCATCGCAGCCTGCGGCAATGATATCGACGAAATTCTCCTCGGTGACGATTTCGAGGCGGATATCCGGATAGCTCTTCAGGAACGCCGGCACGATACGCGGCAGCACCAGCCGCGCCGCGCTGACAGGCACATTGAGCTTCAGCGTGCCTGCCGGTCGATCGCGAAAATCCTTGACGAAATCGAGCGCCGCGTTGATCTCGCTGAAGGCGGGGCCGAGCCGCTCCATCAGCCCGCGGCCAGCCTCCGTCGGCACCACGCTGCGTGTCGTGCGATTGAGCAGCCGAACACCAAGTTCCGCCTCCAGCCGGCGCACCGCATCGCTGAGCGCCGATGAGCTCATATGCCCTGCCCGCCCCGCCTCGCGAAAACCGCCGGCCCTTGCCACGGCGAGAAAAGCGCTGACATCGCTGATTTCTGGCAAACCTTGCTTCATAATCCTGATCTCACTGATTGTCCTTCATACAGGACAGCCCGTCCGGATTATAGCCGATTGTCGCAGCAATGATACGGGCCTATCTCCCTCGTGCCTTCAATCGGGGCCCGCCTTCAATCGGAGAAGAGATTTCATGTCTACTGTCGAAAAATCCGGAACCTTCAAGCTCGGTGACCGCGCGGTGAAGCGCCTCGGCTACGGCGCGATGCAGCTCGCCGGCAAGGGCGTCTTCGGCCCGCCGCGGGATCGAAACGAGGCAATCGCCGTGCTGCGCGAAGCGGTCGAAAGCGGCGTCGACCATATCGATACCAGCGATTTCTACGGCCCCTACGTCACCAATGAAATTATCAGGGAAGCGCTGCACCCCTATAGAGACGATCTTGTCATCGTCACCAAGGTCGGCGCGCTGCGCGGCGCCGACGGCTCCTGGAATCCGGCCTTCTCGAAGGAAGAGCTGACGGCCGCCATCCACAGCAACCTGAAAAATCTCGGCCTCGACGTGATCGAGGTGGTAAACCTGCGCGCCATGTTCGATGTGCATGGCCCGGCCGAAGGCTCGCTCGAGGCGCAGCTGATAGTTCTGGCCGAGCTGCAGCAGAAGGGCCTGATCAGGCATATCGGCCTGTCGAATGTCACCGCAAAACAGGTGGATGACGGCCGCAAGATCACCGAGATCGTCTGCGTGCAGAACCAGTACAACCTCGCCAACCGCGGCGACGACGCCCTGATCGACAAGCTTGCTGCCGAGGGCACGGCCTACGTGCCCTTCTTCCCGCTCGGCGGCTTCTCGCCCCTGCAGTCCTCGACGCTCTCCGAGGTCGCCACCCGCCTGAACGCCACGCCCCTGCAGGTGGCGCTCGCCTGGCTCCTGAAGCGCGCACCGAACATCCTGCTCATCCCCGGCACATCCTCCCGCGGTCACCTCAGGGAAAACCTCGCGGTTGCCGATATCGAGCTGCCTGATGATGTGATGGCCGAGCTTAACGGCATTGCCGCGGCGTAAGGCACCTGACTCTACGGAAGGAACGGAACGCGGCGGATCCGCCGCCGCGTTTCGCAGGCCACATCACGCCCTCTCCCCAGATTGACGAATCGTCACGGCATGAACATCATCACGTTCAGGCGTGGCCTGCGCCCAACCTTCAGCGATCCTCCCCGGCAGGGTCTTCAAGCGGAGGCAAAGGGACTTCCGTCTCGGGTCCATCAACCGAGGTCCGATCGTGCGGGCGTGGTTGCCGGGGAACATGCGTCCGTGACGGAAAGGCCTGACAATGACCCGAAACGGAAATTTCAAGCGCCGAGTGCGCGCCCGCGCCGCACGAACCGGCGAATCCTACACTTCAGCCCTCAGCCATATCCGCAAACCGAAAACAGCCCCGCAAACGGATGAGCCCGCCGGCAAATCCTTGCGGCTGGCGGTGGCCCAGACCACAGTCTGCCTCGACCCGCGCGATGCGGATGCCTTTCGCGCCAACGGCGCCGAAATGCGCCTGTTGATGCGCCAGGCGAGCGAGGCCGGCGCCAGGCTGATCCATTTCCCGGAGGGAACGATCTGCTTTCCCAACAAGCGCCTTCTTTCCGAAACCGGCCCCAGGGATATCGGCGCTGCCGACTGGAGCCGCTATCAGTGGGACGTGTTGCGCGAGGAACTGGAGGAAACGAGAAAGCTGGCAGCCGCGCTGAAGCTCTGGACGGTCTTCGGCGCACCGCATCGGCTGACCCCGCCGCACCGGCCGCACAACAGCCTCTACGTCATCTCCGGCAAGGGCGAGCTGGTGACGCGCTATGACGAGCGCCTGCTCTCCCACACGAAAATTTCCTTCATGTATTCGCCCGGCAGAATCCCCGTCACTTTCGAGGTGGACGGCATGCGCTTCGGCTGCGCTGCCGGCATAGAGTCTCATTATCACGAAATCTTCACCGAATATGAGAGGCTCGATGTCGACTGCGTGCTCTTCTCCACATCGGGAGAAACTCCCTCTGCAGCCCCGCCCTTCGCCGCCGAGGTGCTGGGAGTTGCGGCCAGCAACACGTTCTGGGTAAGCTACGCCACCCATGCGCCGCAAAGCGTAGTCACGCCCTGCGGCATCGCCGGCCCAAACGGCCAGTGGGCGGCCCGTTGCCCTGATGATGGCTCACCAGGTATCGCAATCGCCGAAATCGCAACCGACCCGGCCAATCTCGCCCGCCCCTGGCGGCGCACCGCCCGGGGTGATCTTTACCGGCCGCACCAGATCGAGGGCGATCCGAGAAGCGACAGCCGCGAAGCCTTTTGAAGCCCATCAAGAAACTGGCGGACACTCAGTCCGCCAGTTTTACATCACCTAAACTATTGTATTAGGAGCGCTTTTCGTCCACCCATCAACTAAGGCCAGACCTAGTACGGCCACAATCCTTTCCCCAAATGATTGTCGGGACACATTGGCCCGACCATTGGGGTGACGTCTTGGAGTGTTTCCTGCAAGAAATGGCTGCATACGCGGTGCAAGCACTGTTTGAGACACTCATCAAGGAGGCTTGGGCGTATTGGCGCGAGAAGCGATGTGAGCGCAAGTATGGATCGACGTGGAAGCTTTTAGAGCCGGTAAAGGCATCCATCAGCAGCAGTTTTGTAGCAGAACTGATCCAGTATGACGGTGCCGACCAGACCGTTCGCGGCATCAGTCGCGCACCGCCCGCTTCGCTTCCTGCACCAGGATTCCGTCAATCAACCACCGCCAGTAAGGCAGGCTCGCGAACGGAATCAGCCGGCGGGCCGTGGCAATGTCGCCTCCCGTCATGCCGGGCGCATTGCCAGTGACCGCGCCCTTCGCTTTGGCGAGCGCCAGGCCGGCGAGGCTGAAGGCGTCTGACGCAAGCTCGTAGGTCGGGCCGACCGGGCCGCCGGCGGCTGCGCGGTTTGCCGGCGTTTTCTGGCTGGCGTCGGGGAAGAGCGCCGATGCGCCGGCATAGACGCCAGGGACGCCCAATTTTTCCAGCGCGTTGTTGATTTCGAAGCCGACAGCGAAGATGCCGGAGCGGTCGAGCCCTTCCGTTGCCCAGGTGGCGGGATCGTCGGGAAGCGCGTGGCCCGCTTCCAGTTGCTTCAACGCGTAGAGGAAGGCGCCGATCGTCATCATGCCGACGATGCCGCCGGCAAGGCGCGTCTTGTCTTCGGGCAGGCCGCGGATCAGCACGCTCTGATTGGAGGCAAGGGCGAAGAATTCGAACCTCTGAAGGGCGCGGCCGACCGGGGTGGAGGCGAAGAGCGGTACGCCGCCGGCGTCCCCGGTGACAATGGAATCGGCATCCTTGTTGATCGCGGCATGGTAGGCGCGGCGGGTAGCCGCCGATATCGCGTCGTCGCCCCAGGCTTCGGTATTGGCGAGCTTGACGCCATCGAGCGTTTCGCCGTTGGCGGTAAAGAGCCGGCCGAGCTCTTCGGCGCGCTGCCCGCCGATGCCTAGCAGGTCCATATAGGCCCGCTCTCCTGACGGCAGGGAGGCGAAGCCGCCTTTTGCCGCCATCTCGGCATTTGCCAGAATACGGTTCTGGATGATTTGCGAGGCGAGCGTTTTCTGAAAATCCTCCCAATGCATCAGGCCGGTCATGCGGGGGAGGCTGACCGACACATTGCTGAGGAAGCGGGCGAAGACGGGGCCGTGTGCATAGGGATCGGTAATCCCGGCTAGCGAGGCCATACGGGAAGCGAGGATCTTCTCGCCGATCGTGCCGGCAAGCTGCGCCTCCTGCGTGCCGAGACCGGCGGCTGTCACGCCGCGCACCATCGGCGCAAGCCCGGCCCGGATATAGGCGGAAAGCCCGTGCACGATGGTCGGGCGCACGGCATCGGCAAGCGAGCCGATCAGCGCGCCGCCCATCGCGCGCATGTAGTCGAACGCGCCGGCGCCGGCCAGAACCTGCCTCCAGCTCGTATTCCCGATGTCCAGGCGGTCATTGCCGCGCAGCATGTCGCGCACGGCCTGCAGGTCGGCAATATCGGCGCGCTCGCGGTTGCCGAGGCGTTCGAGTGCGGCGGGATCGTCACCCGCCTGGCGCAGCCCCGCATAGTCCTGCCGCACCCGCTCGAAGGCCTCTGTCATGGAAGGCGAGCCGAAGCGTTCGGCAAGCTCGATATTGCCGGCCATGCTGCGGGCATAGCGGCGGCCAATGCGATCGGCGTCGTCGTCCAGGAATTTTTCGACGAGCGCGTCGGGAATGTCGAAGCTGCGCCCCTTCAGCGGGCCGTGGGCGGCAAGGGTGGCATCGTCTGGCAGCAAGCCGTCTGCGGCCCGCCCCGTCAGCCGGTCGTAGACGTCATCGACGATGCCTTCAACATAGGCGGCGCGGGCCGCATCATCGGGGAATTGGAACGTGGCGCCAGCGGCCTGGTCGTTGCTCCGGTGATCGGGCTTTCCAGTCTGGTCGGGGCCGGTCTGGTCAGGACCGGCATCAGCAGCAGCGTCGCCGGCAAGGCCGATGGCGAACTTATAGAAGCCCGTCTCGAATTGCTCGGCGGCGAAATGGCCGAGATGTTTGACAAAGTGGCTGGCGAGATGGGACAGGCCAGTCTTGCCGCTTGCCGTGCCACTTGCCGTGTCTCCGGCCGTGCCGCTTGCCATGTCTCTGGCCGCTGCGGGTTGCGGAGCGGGCGCAGCGTTTTCGAGGCCGGAAAGCGTCTTCTGCTTTTCAGCCGCCTCGCGCGCCATTGCGGCTGAGACCTGCCCGTCGAAATAGCCGCGCAGGCCGTCCTTGAATTCCTGTTCGCCGGCTTCGATCGCCTCGCGGTTCCATAGGCGCGAGAAATAGGCGCTGGCAGCGGCGGGATCAACGTCTTTCGGCAGCAGCCCGGCATCGATCGCCCTCTTCGTCAGGGGCTCGATGACATAGGAGCGCCAAGCCTCCGCGGCCTGCGCCACACCGGGAATATCGCTCTTGTCGCCGCCGCGCATGACGCGGCCGACCACGCTGCGGAATTCCTGTTCCGTCAGCGCCAGCCCCGCCTTGCGGGCATCCAGATAGGCGGCGCGCTGGGCTTCGGCGGCCTTGTCGACGGCGCCGCGTGCGAATTCGGACAGGCTCGTGCCGGCGGCATCGCGCTCGCCGGCGATAGCCCGGGCCTCAGCCTTCCCCGGTACCGTCTTCGTCAGATAAACAGGGTTTTCCATCATCTGCGCGCCGATCTCGCGCACCGTGGGGGAAGGACTGTGCAGCGTGCGCAGCAGCGGGTTGAGCGCAGCCGTCGCCTCTGCGGTTGTCGGAGCCGTGGCCGCTGTCTTGGTCGCATCCGGCGCCTTGGCCACATCCGGCACCGCATCCCCGGCAACCGAGAGATCGGCGGATGGCGCCGGCCGTGGGGCGGCATCAGCGGCGGGCGAGGGAGTGGAATATGCCGTCATTTCCGCATGAAGCGCATTCGTTTCCGCATCGAAATCCGGCGCCTTGACGGCATCGAAGGCGCGCGCGGCGGCGCTAAGGTACGAGAACGCCGCGACGGAGGACAAGGCGGGGTCGGGGTCCTCGGACGGGACAGATTGGAAGAGTCGGCTGGAAGCCTTTGTGTCCGAGACCGAGCGCGTCCTTGGCCTGCTCGATGGCGTGATGCCGGAGATCGAGTGGCTCGACGATGCACTGACCTTGACCCCGCTTCACGGCTGCGGGTCCGCGCGCCGGCAGGCTGTCACAGTGCCCGAGGTGAGGTTGCCGGCGCTGCTGGGCGACG